GTTCGAGTGAGAGTTGCCCTGGCAGGGGTAGGGTCTATCTCTCGGCCTTGACCAGGTCGGGTTTGAAGGCGCGGCGTACCCTTTTGGGGCGTAAAACCGGTGTAGGCCGGGGTCTTTGACCGTAACTTCGCGCAATTGCCGCCGCAAGCAACATGGACGGCTTCATGCTGCTTGTGGGAATCCTCGCCGTTCTGGGTGTCTTTTCACTCATCGGCAAGGTTTGTTGGGATTGGCGGCGGGACCGACAGAAGATCGTTGGGCCCGATTGCGACGCCGCGCTTCGAGCTGAGTATGACGCTGACCTCGAGAAGATAACCTTCATCGACGGTCGACTTGCCCAGCGTGTCGGCGTCGCGAAGCGAATCGCTGAGTGCGTTAAGATGCGCATGCATGAGACGCCACGTCTTACCAGGGCCAACATGTTGGTCGCGTCGCGCTACATTCAAGACGCCATGGACGATGCCGGCATCACAAGGCATAAGGACCGGGTGGAAATTTACGCCAAGGCCCGTGCGCTCGTTTTTGTGCGAGACAGGGACTTGGACATGGCAACAGACCGGTTCCTGAATTGCCGGGCTGCAGTTGACCTCCACGAGCAATCAACCGGCTGGGGCCATTGGGCACGCGTTGGTTGGTTTGGGTGGCGGAAGAAGGTCCGCAAACTCGAGACCGACCAATAGTGGTGCCTTGGCTCCAGTGATGGGCTGGACACCAAATCCCTGGGCTTTCTGTCCCATTTGTCCAGCTTACCGGTGGTCATCACTGAGCGCTTGGGTACGTACAAAACTCGCCTCATCTACACTGTCCGTGGCTTCGGCTCGGACGTTGGATGGGCAATCCACAACAATTCGCCTGTTAATGCGCTTAGGGCGCTGGTAGAGAGGGTCTACATGGTCAACTCACCAGAGGGTCTGGTTCCCACGCCCAAGCCGCATCCTCAAGCCTTCCGCCGACTGGATGAGTTCCGGACGCGCCTTCTCAGGCACATCCCTCGAGCCGCCCCCATTGACAGGGAACAGTACCCCTCAAACTATGTGGGCCGATTGAAGGCTGTGTACCAGAGGGCCGTTGACAGCCTCCGATCGGAGCCTGTTCGGCGCGATGACGCTAGGATCAAACCCTTCGTCAAGGCTGAGAAGATCAACGTGAGTAAGAAGCCAGACCCCTGTCCCCGTCTCATCCAGCCCAGGTCCCCACGGTACAACGTTGAGGTTGGTGTTTACCTCAAACCACTGGAGAGGCTGGTGTACAGGGCGATCGCGAAGGTGTGGGGTGGCCAAACCGTACTCAAGCTCAACGCTGAGGAACAGGCCAAGGAGCTGCGTTCCATGTGGGATTCGTTTTCCGACCCCGTGGCCGTGGGCCTTGATGCCAGTCGGTTTGATCAGCACGTCAGTGCTGATGCCTTGCGGTGGGAGCATTCATGCTACCTCGCCGCTTTCAAAGGGGAAGACAGGCACCGCCTGGGGTGTCTGCTCGAGTGGCAAATCAACAACCGCGCTACAATGCGTGTTGGCGATGCTGAGGTCCGATACGTCACTGATGGCTGCAGGATGTCGGGGGACATTAACACGTCTCTCGGTAACTGCTTGCTTATGAGTGCCATGGTCTGGACCTATTGCCATGAGAAGGGAATCCGGGCCCGCCTGGCCAACAATGGCGACGACTGCGTCGTCATCATGGATGGCCAGGACCTGCTGGAGTTCGAGGACGGGCTCATCGAGTGGTTTTTGGAATTGGGCTTTGAGATGGAGGTTGAGCGGCCGGTTAAGACTTTCGAGCACATCCAATTCTGCCAGACGCAACCAGTCTGGGCAGGAGATCGGTGGCTCATGTGTCGGCAACCGGACGTCGCAATCTCCAAGGATCTCACGTCCCTACTTCCCTTGGACAAATGTCTAAAAGCTTATCTCGGGGCCATTGGCCAGTGTGGCTTGCGTGCCTTGGGGGGCATGCCTGTGTTCCAGGAGTTTTACGCCAACCTGGCGCTGGCTGGTAAAGGTAGTGGGCTGGGCGACCATCCCACCCTTGCCAGCGGCCTCAGAATGATGGCCGACCGACTCCAACGTGGTTACGGGGAGATCAGCGCCGAGACACGCGCCTCCTTCTGTTTCGCGTTTGGGATACTGCCGTCCGAACAAATCCAGCTTGAGGAGTGGCTACGGGCCAATCCCCTAAACCCACACCTACCGTTATCGCCGACCCCGATAACACCACGTTGGTACAACTGATTGAGCTTTGCTCGAGCACGCCCAAAAATATGGTTAAGGTAACCACTAAGAACAAGGGCAGGAAAAAGGCGCCACCAGCTAAGACTGTTGCGCGCCCTCCCCAGCCCAGCATGAATCCTTACTTGACCCGGCCCCGGCTTGATGCTGCTGCCGCGGCTTACATGAAGGTGCTCAATGATCCGTGTAATGCTGATTTGGCCCATGGGCTTTACAGCGGCACTGGTAGTGGGTACCTAATGCGCTCCGTTCAGCAGGTCACACCCGAGGGCTCCGGTATGAAGGCTTGCATCATTGAGGTGACTCCCGACTGCGGGGCCCTCAGCCCCGGCCAGCTTATTCGTTGGTCGTGGTCTACTAGCAATACTGGGTCATTGGGAACACCTGCCCTGGTTGGGGTCCCATCGTTCTTCGGTGCCACTCAGGTCCGTGCCTTTCGACCCGTTGCAGCGTGCATCAAAGCACGCTACACTGGCAAAGAAATGGACCGCAGTGGCGCCATTGGACTGAACTTGATCAATAACGTTGACCTGGTTTCAGGCACCACCATTGGCTTGACAGCCTCAGACCGCTATGCCATTGCCCAGCACAAGTCACGCATTGGTACCGAGGAGCATGAGGTCCGTTGGCTTCCTGCCAACGATGTCGGGCCGTGGATCTGGCGTGCCGACAACCAGGCTGATGTCGTGCCACGTGCCAACAATTCCATGCAGATGATTGCCATCAACACTGAGTCAGGAGCCCTCACTTTTGAGGTTACTATTGTGTGGGAGTGGCAGCCGAATCTAGATGTGAATTACGGAGTGCCCAACACCATTACTGGGCCCAAGAGCATGGTGCCCATGTCTTCAGCACTTGCGATGCTTGGTGACGCCGTTGCTTGGGCCACTCGGCCCCAGACCATCGCTGACACCAAGCGCCTGTTTAGTGGTGTCGCCACTCTCGGCAAGGTGGCCGCTAAGGCTATAGCAACGGTACTCTAATTCTAAAACCCCGCCCTAGGTTGACGGACCGACAGGCTAAAGGGGAAGCGTGCTTCCGTCTGAAGGATTCCCGGATGTGGGACCAGGCATTGCGTTGCCACCTGGTAAAAGGGAAATTGCCGCCGTTGCAACATCGCGGAACAACGACGGTGCCTCTTAAGGCTGGCGGTCACCAGCTTAAACGTTGGGGTATGGCGAACCCATTTCGAGGCGGCCAGGAAGCTAGTGTCTGGAA